TAATGTGATCAATGCTTTCCATATTACTTGTGATACTATCTTAAGATACTTCATTGTCATTCTCCTTTTGTAATCTTTGTACTTTTGCTCGTAAACTTGCTATCTCATTCTTGCATCTTCTAATATGTAAGGCTTGAGCATTTATCCTTACTTCTAAAGCCTGTAGTTTGATTTCAAGTTTTCTATTAATCATCTTTAAGTATCTTCATAAACTTATCTCGAAGATTCTTACTACTTGACCTCATAAGCCTTGATATTATATCAACTAAAGACTTGTAGCTTTTTTCTATACCTTTCTGTTCAATCTGCATTTTTTTTTGTTGGTCGATTAGCTTTATCACTATTGCTTCCAACCTCTTGAATCTTTCATCTAGTTCTTCCATAAGCTCATCTTGTATGAACTTGTTTTGTTTCCAGATAAAGAATCCAAATGCTACTGCTACACAGATGGGTATTCCATACTGTTCTAAAATCTGTAAAAAATCCATTAGCTCTTGGCTAATTTATAAATCTTAACACATATATATATAAATGTTGCTAGCCCTACTAGCACTCTAACTACGACAGGCAGCCATTCCATCCAAGTAACTGTCATTCCACCTGCTCCTGCGACCAATGGTCTAATACTATCTAACATAAATTTTCTCCTGAAAAACTGGAAGCGTAGTGCAAGATCTGTCTATCGTATAATATGGAGAAGGCAAAGTCGAGGATGTATTATACGACCACCTTGAAGATGGTTTCTTGTTTACTACTTTTTTTAGCCGATTTTGCATTATACGCCTCCAATGCCTTATCAATGTTATAACCTTTACAATCTGTATTTTGCAAGTCTATTTTTATACCATCTCGATTGCCATTACTATAAAATATGTAAGCATTTTGACTTGCTCTACCACCGAGATTCAAAGCCTTTTCAGAGTAATCATTTGCTCCTACAAGACTTGCACTTCTTCCAAATGTATCGCCAACTCTTGCTGAATGAACATGACCAAATATTGTATAGTCTATCTTTATGCCTTTCATGGCATATCTACCGATGAGTTGATTGACAGCTCTTTCTTCTCCCTTTGCTATCGCACCATGACCATGTAGTAATAATAGATTCTGACCTGCAACATTTACAACTAACTCGCAAGGGTCGCCCTCTATGAAATGTATATCAGAGTCTTTAAATAAGTATTTCAAACAATTTGTTATGGTATAATCATAATTATCTGTAGCTACTTTACTACTCCAGCCTAACTCTTTATTGGCTCTACCTTCGTTACCAACCACACTACCTATGCTTAAATTAAAGTTTCTGTTAAGGTCAAGAAAAACTTGCTGCATTATATCTACTGATAAGAATGTAGCTTTGGCTCGATTCTGTGCCTGATTTAACAATTCGTCTAAGCGACGATCACTATTCATTAGGTCACCAGTCAATGCCACCACAACTTGGCTAACATCATTCATCTTGAAGTACGCTGATGCCTTATTTACAAAATGCTGGCATCGCTGTGATGCAACTTGAAAGTCATATCTGTTATTCTGGAGTTCGACTAATTCATTAAAGTGAAGGTCGCTAAATTGTATTACTCCAACAGCTTTGTTTTTGACCTTATGCTTTTGAGTATGCGTGTGTAACTTATTCTTTTCAAAAAGCTGTACTAACTGTTTGCTGTATTCTTCTACAGCGTTTTCAATCCTAACGTGTTCCCTAAAAGACTTACGTTCTACTCTGTTTAAATCTTGAGCCTTTTGTTTTTCTTTACGATACTTTACATTCTCTTTTAAAAGCTCAATATCAGTTATAGGGTTTACACTTCTATGCCTACATCGCTTGCACCTGTACCTCTGCTTTCCATGCTCAAAGCCACTTCTGATTAGCTGAATACTGTAGCAGTTTGGGCAAGCTAGGCTATTACCTGTCAGTTTATCTTGTATCATAAATTAATGTATGGTTGTATATATAAACAACTAAAGAGATTTTATAATCTCACTTAGTTCTTTTGCTCTGTTTGGGGTTTGTTTTGCCCATTTAGAATCAAGCATTTCAACCGATGCAGATTTATAGTCTTTGTCTGCCAAGTATGCTATTGTTTTACGAAAGGCACTAAACCCACGAAACCCTAATTGATACGCCATATTGATGCAAGTATTCTTAACTTCTTGTGGTGCATCATCGTACCAATCATAGGTCACAATAAATCTATCTTCTAATATTTGTAATTTTTCTTTTAGGATCAACTCACAGACTTCTTCTGATAGATATAAGTCTTTTATGGCAAAGCCGATTCCAATCGTATCTACTCCTGCTGTGCATTTGTAGACTCTTGGCTTGTAGCCTTCATGTATTTTGAGTTGTTTTATTAAATCTTTCATAGTTGATAAAGGGGGTAGTTGCCCACCCCCTAAAATCATTTACTTATGCCTTGTCATCTATTAAAGCAATAATTCTTCTGTCACCAGAAGTATTTGCGTTGATAACAGCACAACCATAGATTGCATCTACAGTTAATAAATCAGCCATGTGTCTGTGCTGATATGATTGTTGTACTCTAGGTGCTTGCGATGCAGCATAGTACAAAGCAGATTGATGGATAGCAAATCCTCTTAAAGAATCGTCATTAGTTGAGTCATCACCACCTGTACCACTTGTATCAAAACCTTCCCAAGCAGTAATTCCTTTATCAGCATCAACAGCAACATCTTCAACTTCAAGATATGGACTATTTGATAATATTACAGGCATTCCTAAAATATTACCAACAACTCCTGATTGAGCAAATGCTGCACCAGCAGGTGAAGCAGAACCTCTTACAAAACCTGCACCTGAGTCAAGATTTGCAAGACTACCATATAGTTTTGTTCCCAAGACTAATGACCATCCCTCCATAGATCCTGTTTCAAGTGTGCATTTTTCCATTAATGAACCAAGAATAGAACCAGATAATGCAGTTCCACAATCTATAGTACCATCAGTTGCTCCAAATGCAACACCTGTAGCTGTACCATAAACTGTAGCAAGATTGTCTGCTATTTTATACATCAAATAATTATCTACACCTCGACTTATAGCATACGCCATTTGGTCAGAGTATAAATTAAATAAGTTGTATGAGGACTGTGCTTTTACAGCATCTGGAACATAAAGTGATGTAACTTTATGCTGGTCTATTTCTAGTATGGTTTCTGTTGTAACCATGCTTCCACCACTTGTAGTATCTAATACATTACTAGAGTTAGAGCCATCTATAGGACTACCTTGACTAACAGCAGATAGAGGTGTAACTCCAATATGTGGTAGGTGAATTTTATCAGAACCAACAGCTTCTGCTGATAAATCGTTTGCTAATTGTAGCATCATTGTTTTTTGTCTGAATTTATCAAGAATAGATGAACCCCAAACTTCAGGTATGAACTCTTGACCAACAGAATCTGCTGCAGCTGCACCAGCTCCACCTGATAATACGTTTATATCAAGAGGGTCGCTGATAGCTGCAAGTTTTTCGTGATTAAAATGAAACATTTTTTATCTCCTTAAGATTTATATGATTTTAATATTTTTTGCCAGTTTGCTGCCTTTTCTTTTTCAGTCATCTCACCCAAAGGTTTTGTAATTTCTGGTTGGCGTGCCTTTCCAAGAACTTGAGGAGCATTTGGCTTTACATTAAGTTTATTCGTTACAAATTCAAGAGTTTCCAAAGGCAGATTTGCCAATGAATCTCTATCTTCTTCAGGATGTTTTTCTAAAAGGCTTGCTCTCTTAGCTGATTCATATTTATTCCATTTATCAGCAATAGAAGTTAGGTTTTCATTTTCAGAAGATACCTTTTCATATAAGGCTTTAAAATCTTCTTTTTCTTTCAACTTTGCTTCTTCTGCTTGAGCCATTTGCTTTTCAAGCTCTGCGATACGAGCTTCAGCATCCTGCGACCTTTTTCTATACTTTTTGCTTTCTGCTATTAATGCACCAACTTCGGTCGGTTGAGTAGGTGTTTCTTGGGTAGGTTGCTCACTAACTGTTTCGCTAACTACTGGTTGATTTTCTTCGGACATACTGCCCTCCTATCTTGTGGTTTTAAAAATTATAAATACAATATCTTGTATTTGTCCTTAGCCATAAGTTAGATTATGGTTGTTGTTACTTGCAACTATTAATGGAAATTAACACAAAAAAAGAAATAGAATTTAAGCAATCGTGGTTTGATTTTATGGGCTATAAGCCTCATAAAGGTCAGCAAAAGCTACACTTTCCAACCAAAGATACATCTCGTTTTTTTGTAATGGTTTGTGGAAGAAGATTTGGAAAGACAACTTGTTCAGCTATGGAAGCTACATTTGTTGCATCTCAACCCAATAAACGTATTTGGTGTGTTGGATTATCTTACGAAAAAGCCGATTTGATGTTTAGGGAAATATGGCAGAAAATGGTGGTAGGTCGCCAAAACGACATTGTAAGAGCTTCAGAAAAAGAAAGATATATAAAGTTTAAATGGGGAACAGTAGTAGAGGGTAAGTCTGCTGATAACCCAGACAGTTTGGTAGGTGAGGGTCTTGACTTATTGATTATTGATGAGGCAGCTAAAATTAAAAGAAAAATATGGGATATGTATTTGTCACCAACACTATCAGATAGAAAAGGTAAAGCAATATTTATTACTACCCCTGAAGGTTTTAATTGGGTGTATGATTTGTTTTTACTTGGTAAACGAGATGAGTTATGGGAATCTCATCAAGCTCCATCGTGGGAAAATCAGTATGCTTTCCCAGAGGGCAAAGAAGATTCGTTCATAAAAGAACGTAAGCGTAATATGTCTAAGGAATCTTTTGACCAAGAGTATGGTGCAAAGTTTACAACATTTGCTGGGCAAGTATATCCTTTTGATCGTAATTTAGACGTAGGGTATTTTCCTTACAATCCTAATTTTCCTACGTTTTGTAGTATTGACTTTGGTTATCGTATGCCAGCAGTTGCATGGTTTCAAACGCCAATGATAAATGGCGAATGGCACATAAATATTATAGATGAAATTATACATGAAAAAAATATTAAGACAGACGACCTCGTACGTCGTATTAAATCGAAACCTTATATTGTTAGGTCGTACTATGGCGACCCAGCTGGTAAACAAGCTCAAGGACAGTCAGGGCTGGGGGATATAGAGATTTTTAGAAGAAATGGTATAACTATAGAAACTATAAGAGATAAGGTATCTCGAAATATAGCTTCAGGTGTATCTCATGTGCGTGGGTTTATAGAAAACGCTAATGGTAAAAGATATTTACACGTTCATAGTAAATGTCAAGGCATAGCAGAAGATTTAGAGAACTATCGTTACCCAGAACATACAGAGGGAAAAGACTTAAAACCTGACCCCCTTAAAGATGGTTACCATGATCATGGTTGCGATATGATACGATACTTTTTTTTGAATAGGTTTCCAATTAGACAAAATAAATTAATAGTGAGGAAAAGATGAACGTAGAACAAATAATACAAGAGTCAGTAAAAGATTTTAAAGAAATGCAAGCTAAAGCAAGACGTAGGCACGTCAGAAAATTAATTGATTACTATTGTGGTAGTAATACATCCCAATATATTGACCAATACTTTGACTCTGATGCTTTTAGAGAGATTCCTTGCTATGAGGCAAACTTTACAAAACGATTTATAAATAAGATGAGCCGAATATACACAGTAGGTGCAGCATATAATATGAATAATCAGTATGATTCTTTAACACGAATGAAAGCAGCTAGAATGAAACATATTGAAAGAATGACACGTCTGATTGGCTCTGTGGCAACGCAAGTTGTGTTTGTAGATGGCGAGAATCCTCACTTTGATTATAGACCTATTTACTATTTCGATGTTCATCTTGGAAACGACCCATTCAGACCAGAAGCTATTATGTATCCAATACTAGGGAATGTAGATGATATGAGTTATGTTGAAAAACCTAGATATGCTTACTTTGATAATGCTATTTATGCAGAGTATGATGAAAAAGGTAATATAATTGAAGAATATGAACATGGATATGGTATCTTGCCATTTATGTTTACTCATAGAGAGAATCAACTTGACTCATTCTTTGTAGATGGTGCAGATGATATTGTATCTTGTAACGAACACGTTAATATAACTATGACTGAATTGCAATTAGGCTTGAGATTCCAAATGTTTGGACAACCTTATGTCACAGGCTTACAGGCTGATAAAAGATTAGAAAGAGCAGGTTCAGATACAATACTTGACTTGCCTGAAGGCTCTACATTTGACATAGTTGCACCAGAAGCTGATTTACAGTCTGTAATTGAAACAGTTAAGTTCCAAGTAGACCTCGTAGCACAAAATAATCACTTGTATGTGCAATTTGCACAAGATGGTGGTGAAGTTCCAAGTGGTATTGCTCTTAAAATCAAAGATTTAGAAAGATTTGAAGATTACCAAGACGATTTAGAGCTTTGGAAGATGTATGAACATGATTTATACAAAGTTGAGAAAGAAATTGCAGAATATAATGGCATTAGACTACCAAATAGTCTTAAATTAGACTTTAACGAGCCTGAATATCCAAAAACAATGCAAGATCAGATTTCGTATAACACATACAGGCTTCAAAACAATCTCATTACGCAGCCAAAACTAATGATGGAAGAAAATGATGACCTTACATTAGAAGAAGCAACTGCGATAGTAGAGCAGAATAGAGCAATAAATCAAGGTAATGTAGAAAATAATGAAACTCAAAATAGGGAATAACTTTAGTTTTTTGAATTTATTAAGATATGTAATAACTAATCCAGAATTTGGAGAAACTGTAAATACGCATATCACAGATAAAATAGTAGAAGATTCAAAAAGTAAAATACGAGAAAATAGAGTAAAGCCTAGAACAACTGATGCGACACTCAAAAAACGTAGGGCAAGAAAGAACCCACCTACAATAAGTGATTCAACACTTTATGATACTGGAAAACTACACGACAGTATAAAATTAACAAATGCAGAAGTTGATCCATCCTTTCAAATATTCGCCAAAACAACTAAAAACATTGAGTTTATAGAGTATGGTAAATATCATCAATTTAAAGGTCTATCAAAAAAACGTAGAGAGTTTATAGAAGTAAAAAGAGAAAACCTTGATAAAGCAGAAGAAGTTATAGTTAAGAATTTTAATAAAGCTATGCGTAGAAAGCGATAGGAGTATCTATGGAAAAATCAGAAAAAGACTTACTTGTTATTATATTGAAAGTATTAAATGAGTGTAACTCAAGACTACAAGATATAGAAAATCAACTCTATGTCGAGCCAACTATCGAAAACTACGATGATATGGTAACCCCTATAAGCAAAGAAGTATTTGATGAGATTGTAAAAGCTACAGGTACTAAACTAATCTTTATGGGTATCGCCTAAGTCTTTAACTTGTTTGTGTATTGCTTGCAACGCAAGTTTCATAGCATATATCTCAGTCATACACCAAGTAATTCCTTTCTCAAGCTCTTTGTTCGTTTTCTTTTTTCTTGATTTCATTTATAAAAGCCTCTTTTTGTGCAGGCGTGGGTCGCCTAGAAGGTAATGCCTCTACACCTACTTGTTTAGCACGTTTAACCCACTTATACCACTCACGCCTTTTCTTATTAATCTCTGCCCTCTCCTTTGCAGACTTTATCTTACGCTTCAACTGTTTCTT